CACATTATCTAACGTAAAGACATATGAAAAGGATTCGATGCCGGCAACAGCGCTGCTGTTAACTGGATCGTCTACTGAGGTAGCAGTCCAGAAACGGTTCATGGAAGCTGCACTACGATCTGGGCGTGTGCTGGTTTCGCTTCGAGTCGATTGGAATCCCCAATATGCTTCATTTGCAGAATCAGCAAGTCCGCCATCGGAAGCCGAGAGACGTAGGAGTCCGACTGGGAAGGAGAAACTTCCAGTTAATTCGCCACCTTCTGCAGCCCCCGCGCGCCCTGTTTTAAACACGGTGGATCCACTCAACACACTTGTGGAACTCAGTACCATGCGACCACTAAATTCACTTCCAGATGGTGCGAATGTGGATAGCACTGACTTGAAGCGAGGAGGACCATAATATCCCCATGGAAGCAGTTCGGCATCAGTTGCGCCGGCTTCTACTTCAGTATTCATCTCGACATACACAAACTTAGACTGGTTGGGATATTCGCCATATGTCTTAAGACGTCGGCTAGTGGTGTCCCATGAGTGATATTTGTCTCCGATCTTGCGTGCGATGAAATTAGGCGACGTGGGATCAAGCGTACAGTTATCGAAACGCTCCATAACTTGAACATTGCTGTCCGTATCCATTAAGGACCGCAGAACAACACTGAATGTGCCGTAGTCGTTCACACTGTTTGTGGATTTTCTAATATTCTGAATAGAAATTTTAACGTTCTTTTGCAGCCATTCGCCATGTCCGCGATCTTTCAAGCGGAAAAGCTGTTGCATATCGGTAGGTTCGAAAGCTGCGGATGTTCCCAAATCTTGAGCAATGAACCAGCCGGCCTTACCTCTTGCAGAGGAGGCGCCGATTCCTTTCAGATTTTGAGGGCCAGTCGTGGCAGTTCCGTATAAAGCAATCGGAAGCATTACACCGTGCAGAGCGGCGCTTGTTAAGTCACCACTACCGCTAACACCGGTAAAAGTACCATTTGGTTGCGTACCTACCCGAAGGGCTTGTTCGAAAGTCTCTCCTAACCAATAATTCTTCTTAGCTTTGGCTGGGAAGAATGTGCCTGCAGTAGAGACCAGTTGAGGATTGGTGCTGAAACGCTTGCGAACAAAGAGGTCCGAGCTATCATCAAGATTGAATCGAATCTTTTCGCTAGCTAAATCGCTATTGCGAATTTCAACGGTAAAAGAGTTAGCATTGCTGGTATCATTGCCGATTACAGCGCCAATAGAGCCGGTGGTGCCCACAGCTGTGCCGAACAGAGTTCCACTTAAGGCGACTGTGCAGTTGGCATCTACATACCAAATGGCAGCCAAGACTCCCATTTGGTCAAGATCACCTCCTAGTTCTGCTCCGCTAGAGGACGAAGGCCAAACCCATAAACCATAAGCACCGCCGTTGGCAGCGTAAGTGGTGCCAGGGTTTTGAGCGGTCTTCCAGCCGGCTTGTGCAGCCGTGGTGCCGGTTTGATTAGCGTTTTGCTCTCCTANGAGGCGCACATATGTCAGGGGNGCCACATTTGAACGTAAGTAAGCTTTTGCGGCGAACGTGCCGTACATTGGAGATTGGCCATTGCCATCACGCCAAACATCTCCGCCGGCGCCTCCTGGGACTGTATCTCCGAATACTTCTACAAATTCTGAATAAGAAGTAACCTTGGTCGGCTGCATTGAAGGTCCGCGTGCGGCGCGACCGATAACAACTGGTCCAATAGCCTCCGGAGTCTTAGGAATGAAAGAATTATCGATTTCATTGATAAAAACACCAGGGGAGACAAATTTAAAGTTTTTTACTGACATATTTGTGGTTCCTTTTAAGACAATATCGCGAAAAATACGCTACTGTAATCATTAATTAAATAGTATTGCTAATCTCGAAAAGCTCCTGAACTATGAAGAAAAATCAGGGTTTAGTTCAGGAAGTCTTCCCAAATAGATTAGTATTGCCCGCTGGGACTGGTCCTTCGCTAGGAAACGTCACTTCTACAACGTTTTCTTCCATGGTGATTATGGGTCTATCGTCACTATGCCCATCGCCCATGAGATATCCCAACATTCGAATCTTTATTTCAGTTTGAAAAGTCCGCTCTTCGTCTCCTAAATTGGCTACATTGTTATTATGAGCAAAGTTTTGTTCAATAAACCCTTCATATAAATGGCCGTTTCTTTTAACTACAAAGGCATTAATTTGTCCTGTGCGACCTAGGAATGGCGTCAACAGGGTGTTCATCTGCTGCTGATACTCTGTTCGAATTGTGATTTTGTACTCGGCATTGATATATACCGGAATGGGAACCGATAGAAACTGAATCACCACTTTCTTATTGACACGAGGGTAATTGCGCTGGCGTGTGGCGCCGGTGTTGGTACGAGTACCGGACGCTACCGCAAAGTTTCTCGTTTTATCTTGAACAATGCGTTTAGCTATAACGACGCGCCCCGACCTTTGATTCTTCTTGTCAGAATAATAATGAGCTTGAAAGGATCCTTTGCGTTGAGGATCCTTTACAATCCCTGTTCTCTCAACACTGATTAAGGGCAACTTTAAGGAGTCGCTACTGTCTCTTAGTGATTTCTCATGTTTTACTTGATAGGAGCGCTCAGGAACTTGCCATAAGACAGGCACGTCTGTAAAGCCTTCGTTCGTGGTTGCTTTAAGCTTCAAATCTTCTTTGAGCCACGATACAAGAGAGTAATCAATATTCTCAATAGTAGAAGCGAGCATTCCCACTTCTTGAAGTGTGAAATCTCTATTTACGCTTCCGGTGGGAAGCATTGCAAAATCAAAATCATCAGGTAGCATCAAAAACCCCCTTTCTTGCACGTCGGCATGTAGCCTCTATTTCGAATTCTTTTCCTGCTTGTCCAAATAATACTTTAGGTTCCGAAAGGTTTACGATTTCATAATAATGATCGCCATATAATACAAAGTCTCCTTCTCGAACAAACAAATCTTGATCTTCAGTTAAACGGCGCTTATGAAAGTGAACACTAATTTCCCATAATCGGTCAATACCAAATCCATTCATGTAATCTGTTTTGTCGGTGCGCCATTCTATAAGCGCATAAACGCGGATAGGAGGCAAATAAGTTTTTTGAACTGCTTCTCCGTATAACTCGTGAAATTGAGTAGTACGTAAGTCGATGGGGTAATAAAGAATTTGCTGGCCAATAACCTTTTCAATTAATTCATCATTAACCTGTTTGACAAGATTACGCTCTTTTTCTCCAAAAAACAATGGAGGTGGTGGATTTTTATTTCTGTCCCATTCATTATCTGCCATTATTCAGTTATCCTACAAAAATCGGAAGCGGGCTAATCTTCATTATGGTGGTAGCAGCATCAGTAATCTCTTGATCAGATTTAGCCAGAGCCGGGTATTCCATATCTTTCAACATCTCCATCAACTTATCTTTTAAGGTCTGCTGTTCTTCTTTTGCCTGTGAGAGTAGTTCACTAAAGTTTAATGTTACAGTGTCTCCTGGAATGGGCATCGTAGTGAACTTACCGCGAATCTGCCCCAACATCTCTTTGCTTAATGCTAATGCATATTTTCTAATCCATTGTTTTCCAATTGCATTAATGTTGGCATAAGGGATGTTATCAAATGGAATCGTATTCATGTTGTTGATCCCTTCAATTCCAGTCTTGGTTTCTCCATCTTCTTCCCATGGCGTAATATCAACATAGAACCTTATCCACATACGATCATTGTAGCCATCCGACCATTGACCGGGTGTGGGATATATTCTCAATTTATTATTGATGATCTCATAGGAATAATGTGAGATTCGTGTGAAAATAGAATCTTCATACATTACAGCCTGCATTTTGTTTTGCCACGTAGGCACTACTTCAAAGGTAGCATCATCAGCATATTGGCCGTATGTAGACATGTTCCCCACCACGCCAAAGCCGCCATAGTAGCCGTAAAATCGCCACATGGCGCGCGGAGATTTGAAATAAACCTTAGTTACCACAATCTTTTTATTGTCCACCTTACCGGAGTAACCGACTGCCTTACCTGAATCATCGACCCCTGACACGGATGCACTTTGTACAATCGCCTGTAAATCGTAATCTTGCACGTTATTGCTGGGAAGGAACGAAGCGGAATATTCTGGGACTGTACCACCGAAGCCAGCGGCTGCTGCAGCGC